GGCTGAGGAAAAAGCTAACTGGGATAAATACTATTCTGAAGTAGTGAACAAAGAAGTTGCAGATGAATACGGCTATTTTTGGGCTGTAACTGAAGCTAAAATTATAGAAGGTAGTGCGGTTGTAATGGGTTCTAATCCATGGACTCCTACAATGACTATTAAAAATACCAATGAGCCGTCTGATGACGATCAAGACACTCAAAAAGATGAGCCGCTAGATAGCACTCAAAACACAGACACGCCAATAGTTAAAGAAGCTAAAGGCACATTTTTAAACCCTAATTTGTATTAAGATGTTTATTTACAAAAATGAAGCTGAGTTAGGTGCTATGACAGCAGAACAACGCGATCAATACGCGGCTGAAAAGCGTACTCACGAAGCAAACGAAATCAAGTCGCAAATTGAAGCAGCGACTCAAAACAATGCTACTAAAACTGAAATCGAAGAATTGCGTCAATCATTGAAACAAATCCAAGAGAACACTGAAAGCAAAACTGCTCCAGTATTATCATTAGCTAAGCAATTAGCTGCTGAAAAAGAAACCTTGAAGTCTATCGCTAGCGGTAACTCTAACAAGGAAGTAGTTGTTAAGGCTTTAGCTGATCGTGCTATCATCGATGGTAACGAACAAGCTTTTGACTTACCTGATATCGGACAATTAGCAACTAGAAAGTTGACTATGTACGATGTATTCCCTAAGTTGAACATTGGCGCAGGTAACGATAACGGAACTATCCGTTACTATGACTGGGATGAGGCTACAATCGTTCGTGCGGCTGCTGCTGTTGCGGAAGGTGAGTTATTCCCTGAGTCTACTGCTGCTTTCAAAATGTACTCTATTCCAGTTCAAAAAATCGGTGATTCTTTGCCTGTGACTGAAGAGTTCTTTGAAGATGAGCAAATGTTTGCTGCTGAATTAGGTTTGTTCTTAGAAACTAACGTTAAGTTAGCTATTGACACTCAATTAGCAGATGGCGATGGTACTGGAAACACAATCAAAGGATTGAAAGCTTCTGTGCCTACCTTTACTCCAGTAGCTTCTAGCATTTTTGATGCAAGCATTTACGATTTAATCGTGAAAGTAAGTGAGACTATCACTGCAACTGGTGGATCTAAGTACACTCCAAACGTTGTATTCATGAATATCGTGGATATTAACAAAATGAAGTTGAAAAAAGATACATTAGGTAACTACGTTTTACCTCCATTCGTAACTGTTGGTGGCGTAGTAGTTGATGGTATCACTGTTTTAGAATCAAACAACATCACAGCTAATACATTAGTTTTAGGTGACAGACGTTACGGTAGAATCTATGAGAAAGGCGGTATCGTTCTTTCTAAAGGTTTAGTTGGAACTCAATTCACTGAAGATGAAATGACATTAAAAGCTCGTAAGAGAATGGCTTTCTTAATCCGTAACGCTGATAAAGGCGGTTGGAGAAAAGTAACTAGCATCTCTGCTGCTTTAGTAACTTTAGCTTCTGATCCTGCTTAATAGCAAATAATGGAGAGATATAATACAATTTCCATCACATTTATCAAGGACTTCGCCAATAAAAAGATTGGCGAGGTCATTGAGTGTGATTGCGCACTAGCTAGGGATTTGGTGATTGGCAAAAATGCTAAATACACTGAAAAAGTAGTAGTGAAACAAGAGGAAATAAAGGAACCGACACAACCAAAAAAGGCAAAAAAGGACACTAAGAAATGAAACCAATAATCACAAATGCGGCTTTTGTAGGCGATTACTACGTAGCTAATCCAACTTCTCCAGTAATGGCAGCACAGTTGAATAACATCGTTAAAATCAATCAAGAAGCCTATTTACGTGAATTATTAGGGCCTTTGTACTACAATGACTTCGCATCGTGGTTTGATGCTGACACTCGACCTGCAAATCCTACTTATGAGGCTTTGCTAACAGGTGCGACATTCAAGACTGTACAACAAAGCATTGATATGTATATGCCTCCAATTTCAAGGCCAATAACTGCTTTTTGTTACTCTGCATGGAATAGCAGAAACGCTACTCAGACCGTTGCAATGGGTGAAGTGGAAACCGATTCCCAAAATGCTACTCATAATAACGCTGTTATTAAAGTTGTAGACAGATGGAACGAAATGGTAAGCGATTCAATTGCTACATGGGAGTATTTAAACAAGCAATTATTACACGAGGCCAATTGGATTTCATGGAAATATCAATCAAAAAGATATTACACAAATGGTATTTTTGTAAAGAAAAACAGATTTGACTTATAATGAAAAGCCAAGTAATAATCGTTGATATTTTTAAGACCATTGTTGAAAAGGTTGCAGCTAGATATGGTAGTCATATCGAGTTTATGTTCGGCCCTGTTGAGGAAATTGAGGCTAATTTGGTGGATATTTCAAGGGCTTATGGCCTAGAAGGTGGAAATACTACTGGAGGCTATCCATTGATAGCAATATTTCAGGATTTCCCTGAAAGTAGAGAAGGAAATGGCGGTTATTACGCTGACGTTACACTTCCTATTGTCTTGATAGCTACTTTGACCGATAAAAACTATAAAGCGCCTGAAAGATACACTTATAGCTTTAAACCTGTATTATATCCAATTTATCAGCTATTATTGGAGGAAATTGCTAAAAATGGTTCAATAATTGTTGGCGATCCTAGTAATATTGAGCATACAAAGTATGATAGACTTTACTATGGTAAGCGAACTTTGGGAACTGCGGTTAGCGATTACGTAGATGCAATTGAATTAAATAATCTTAAATTAACCGTTGCACAGTCTTGTTAGATTGTCAACACAACACATAAAATATGTCATTCGAAAACCCATGTTTACTTGACGAGAACGTAGTCAATACAGGAACAGAGTGTAACGATGCTATGGGGCCTACTGCCTTGATCCTTTTAGGTGATACTAGCATTGAGTTCACTCCTGAACAAGTTGCAGGCGATATGCTTGGAACTTTAGAAACTGCAATCCATGCAGCAGGAAAAGCGAGAGTTTATCCTTTATTTGGAAATAATGCACCAATCCGTGATATCCAAAACACAGGTGGTGATAACGTTTTAGAAGAAATGCCTGATGGTTCTTCTGCTTTCGTAAGAAGTGGTAAGTACACTCGTTTGTTCTTAACAAAAGAAGGTGGCGATTGTTTCGCTAAGATTTTATATGCAATGAACGGTGCAAGCTTAGGTTTCATCGAAGTAGATGCAAATAACAAAGTGAAAATGCGCAAATTGGCTAATGGTAACTACGGATTTATCCCAGTTAACATGATCGATGCACCTTTACCTTCTCTTGCATCATTCTCTGAAGTATTTAAAAATGCTTTCAGAATGAATTTCGATCCTAAGTATTACATCAAAGAAGCGGTTACATTCGTGTCAACTGAAGATTTGACTGGCTTACAAGGATTAGTAAATGCAGGTGTATTTGTAGGTACTGCGGCTTCTAGCACTACAAAAGTGTACGTAAAAGTTAAGTCTTTATGCGCTAACACTGATTTAGTTGCTGAATTCCCTACTCAAATTGCTGATACTGATAACTTTGTTGTAAAGCAAGGCGGTTCAGTTATTGCAATCAGTGCGGCAGCAGTAGTTGGTGGTGAATTAGAATTAACAGGAACTTTTGCAGCAGGTACAGTAACTGTATCAGGTGCAGCAGCTTCAGTGTTAAATACTAACGGAATCACTGGCTTTGATATCGTTCAAAGTGTAGATGTAACTATCCCTGCATAGTCATCATAAATAACCTAAAAGGCCCCGATTGAAATATATCGGGGTTTTTTTGTTTATATTTGTAAAAGTTAAAATAAAAACTATGGCAAAAATTAAAATCCATGGCGTTAGTATCAATACGGACGCATTTAAAAGCGCTTCTGATGTTAAGACGGCTAATTTATTCAGCCACTTAGGAGAAGGTGCTAAACAAGCTGAAAATGATTTATTAGAGGTTCTTAACATTGTTGATAAAAAGCCTAAGAAGGTTAAAGAAGTAGTTGAAGAGCCTGCTGCTGAAATCGTTGAAGTAGAAGCACCTAAAACTGAAGAAGATGCCGCTGAATGGCCTAAAAACACTATATAATGGTCTAAGTGAATTAGATTTGGAGCAAGAGCAGTATCAGATTATCGAAGAGAATAAAGATGATATCGTTCTAGCACAGGCCGAAGTATTGTCAGAAGGCAAGGATATAACAGGGCAAAAACGCAATGATGAATACCGACCTTTTACAGTTCAATACAAGCAACAATTTGGGCAAGGTCTTGGTAGAGTAGTGGATCGAGTTACTTTCTTTATGACTGGTAACTTGTATTATAGCTTATTTGCAAAAGTAACGGCTAAAACTTTTATAGTTACTTCACCATTAGCGACTTATGATAAAATGATCAATCGTATTGGTGAAAGGAATTATGGATTAGACCCACAACGAACAAAACAATTTAGAGAAACAATAACCATACCTAATTTAAAAAAGGTGTTTTTTGAGAGAACTGGTTTGAGCTTATAACTAACAAAAATGCAAGAATTAACATTCTCAACGTGTACAATCAATGAAATGATTGGCTTCATGTTTGATGGAAAAACCCATCCTAACTGGGAAGAGATTTATCTTGAATATATTGACGTGTCAGGTATTGGAATCACACAAGAGTTTGATACTTTACTTGCTATTCATAATATTCAAACTAGACTAAATACAATTCCTAGATATGTCCAGGTGCAAGTTGCGTGTTGGCATAATTTTAAACGATTGCATCCAATTGCTACGGCCAAATTAGCGAAATATGGGTATCGTATGCCAATTGGTGACCCACTTCCCTATTTAGAACGTATAATGCCCAAAGAAAAGCGTTTTTTGCATGATCTAAAGACAAAGGAGCAATTACTAGCCAAAATAAGAGAAGGCCAAAAAGAGGCCCCTAATAGCAAAAAAGAACGTACTGAGTTTATTAGAATGCTGAACCATTTAGGTACTAAATATAGAATAGAACGAGAAAAAACCACAGTTGAAGAGTTAGCCATTATGGTTAAGGATGCCAACGATGAGGCTACGTCTGAACAAATGCAGAAATTAGCAAAAGGAAATTAGTATCTTTACTCTATAATTTCAACTTATGGAGCAAAATATTATTGAGTTAGGTTTTGATATGTCCAAATTTACGCCTCAGCAAAAAGAGGTATTAAATGGGCTTAATCAGGTTATTGAAGTAGCAGATCGAATTGATGGTTTAAAGATTGGGCCAACTGTAAGTCCAACCTGGAAAGCGTTAAAAGATGCTATTTCAGCTCAGGCCGTTGAAATTAAAAAGTTGCAAGATGCAAATCTGAATTATGTTAAAGCACAAGAGGCTTTGACTAAAGCTGAAACAGCACAGATTGTACAAATGCAACAAAAAGAAAAATTAGCACAACAAGAGATTAAAACAAGACAAGCTTTAAATGCTGAGTCAAATGCAAGTGCTGCCGCAAGTGCTAAGGAAGCTAAAATAATTGATCAGCTTACAAACGAATATTTACAGCTAAATAAGGCTTATAATGATGCTGTTTTAAAGTATAGAAATCTATTCTTAGTTAAAGGTGAAGATGCTGACGTTACAAAACGTCAATTGCAAACCGTTACTGAATATCGTGCTATTTTGGATAAGATGGATAAAAACCTGAATATTCATACACGAAATGTAGGTAATTATTCAAGCGCATTTAATGGATTAGGAATGTCAATCCAACAAGTAGGACGAGAATTACCTACTTTAGCTATTAACTTCCAAATGTTTGCATTAGCTATTTCAAATAACTTGCCAATACTTGCGGATGAAATACAAAGAACTAAAAAGGAAATTGCAGCGTTACAAGCTGAAGGTAAAACTGCTCCAACTTTATTTGAACAAATAGGCAAATCTATATTTAGTTGGCAAACCGCATTGACTATTGGTATTACTTTATTTACGATTTACGCAAAAGAAATTGGGGCATTTGTTGAAGGGATATTTGACGCAGATGCAGCAATGAAAAAATTAAACGAGACTCAAAGAGAACGTAATAAATTGATGGCTGAAAATAATAAACTTTTTAACCAAAATTTAACAGATAGTCAATTTGAGGTAGGCATAACTGGGGATAGTATTGCGGCTATGGAGAAAGAATTAGCTGTAATGCGTGCATCAGGAAAGTCTAAATCTGATATTTTGGCTTTGGAAAATAAAATAGCTGATCAAAGAGCATTTAATGCACAAAAAGTCTATGTGAATACTGATAAGTTGGGCCAATTGATGAATGCACAACAAGATTTAGAGAATGCTAGAATTAAAATGCAGACTGCTAATACTATGTTAGCTTCTGATAGAGAAGATAAAAAACTTCAGGAAAAACAAAAAATAGCTAAAGAGGAATTGGATTTAGCGCAATCAAATTATGATGCGCAATTAAAAGTAGTAGAGGATTTTTCTAAGGCTTCTGCTGAAAAGGCTGCTAAGTTAGCTGAAACTAAAATATTTTTACAAGAGGAAGCAGATAAGATAATGCTAGATAATGCTACCAATGCTGCTAATATGCAGATTGCTAAAAATGAAGTAGTTTTAAATAGTGAGCTTTCTACTGAAAAACAACGTTTAAGAGCATTAAAAAGTAATTTTGAAGAACGTAAAAAGATAATATTAGCTGAATTAGCATTTACTGAAAAGCAACCAGGCGCATTTAATGCTGATGGGTCAGCTACTTCAGGAACAGTTAAGGCAAGACTTGAAGCGCAAAAAGCATTAGCAGATAATCAGATTGAACTTTCTGATAAAGTATATAAAACTACTGAGGAATATCGTAAAAGGGATTTGGCAGCAGACTCAGCAATGCTTAAAAATAAATTATCTATTCAAGATGAATTTGCTAAAAATTTATTGGCTAGAGAAACTGCATCAATTCAAGATAGATTGGCCGCACAAGAACAATTGATAAAAGACCAAGAGACTGCTGAAAATGATCGTTACAAATTAGCTAAGGATAAAAAAGGCTTAACTGATAAGGAAATTGAAGCTATTGAGACTGAACATCAAACCAATCTTACTTTAATTGCAACTAGAGCAACTGTATCAAGGATTGAGTTAATTAGAAGATTAACAGTTGAAGCTATCCAACGTGATGGTAATATCATTGAAGCTAATAACTTAGATATTTTAGCGGCTGACTATAACGCACTTGCTGACAATTTAGAACGTAAAAAGATTACGCTTAAACAATTCAATGAACAAAAAAGTGTAATTGATAGAAACTATGCTGACAAATCTTTAAATGATCAGTTAATAGCTATTGATAAGACTATTGAGGCTGAAAAATCAGCAGATAAGGATATTACAGCATTATTAAAACAACGTGAAAGCTTAGTTGCACAAATAGCTAAAAATAGGGCTAATCTAATAGCTGAAACTGCTAAGACTGAAAAAGAAAAAGAAAAGGAAATATTTGATAAGGTTAAGGAATTGGCTTTTGCTACTCTTGACTTAATCCATGAAACAGTTGTAGCACAATACGATATTGAAATACAAAGATTGCAGGAATTACAAGCTGCAAAAGCTGAATACTATGCAACTGAAATAGATAATATCAAAAATAGCAGTTTAGCAGCAGACGAGAAAGCTCGTAGAACTAAAGTATTAGAAGCAGATGCAGCAACTGCACGTAAAAAATATGATGCTGAAATTAGAGAGCAAAATATTAAAAAAGCTAAAGCAGATCGTGAGTTCCAAATATTCCAAATCATTGGTAATACTGCAATTGGTATTTCAAAAGCATTATCTGAATTAAACCCAGTACTTGCTGCTATTATTGGGGCTATTGGTGCGGTTCAAATAGCGAAAGTATTAGCTACGCCAATTCCTAAATATGCAGATGGTACAAGTAATCACCCTGGAGGCCCTGCGATATATGGTGAGGCAGGCGCTGAGATTGTAAAAGAGCCAGGCAAAAATCCTTATATTGTTGATCAAGCTACATTAGGCCTTTTACCTAAAGGAACTAAAGTAACGCCAATCGATCAAGTCAATGATTTAATGCTTAGCAGTATGCTACGTACGCAAGGAAGATTTATGAATCGTGATTCACAAGTGGATGAGTGGGCAATTGCTAGATGGCAGACTGGTAAATTAGAAAAAGCTTTGAATAAAGTAGGCAAGCGACCTGTAAGAGTAAATATGTCAATGAGACATAGCTTAGATGTAAATAAGAGTTTTGGACGTTAAAAACCTTATCTTTGTGTGACTCTTGCACTTGTTGCTTTGTTATGATTTTTTGTTAGACGGAGGGGATTTCTATCCCCTCTTTTTAATTTCTGCTATTTAGTGTTATATTTGCCCTATGGGAGTACCAATTAAAGAATGGCTTTACTTTATAGGCGATAATAAAGGCAAAACAGCTCGTATAGAGAATGGGGTAGTAAAAATGCTTCCAGGTTTGCCTGTACCATTGCCTCAAAGCCCAAAAGGTTGGAGTGATATTGAAGTCGGTTTTGCTACTGACGAAAAATACAGAAGTCTTAACCGAATGGCTACCATTCCTTTAACTTTCATCAATGAAGGCGCTGAAATACTTAGGCATTTCATGTATTTTGATAAGGCTTTCAATTCTGATTTATACGTGATTGCATTGAAAAGATCAATGCTTATTGGTAAATATGAATTGCAATATTCAGGCCGTTTAGATATGTCTAAAGCAAAAGATAATCCACTTATTGGGGTTGAAGTACCTGCAAAAGAAGGCGGTATTATGGGATATATTGCAGCAAATGAAAGTGTGGTTTATGAAATAGATTCAACTTCTGCAAATCCTGATGGCGAAAAAGTTTTATTTGATGGCAGTAGTTTCATAGATGTATTTGATTTTATCTATGGCGCATCACCTAGCGGAGTTGAATTTGGTTCTGATTTTAGTATGCATAATGACTTTTATGCAGTGTTTCCATTTGTGTATGATACCGAACAAGGAGTTTCTTTTAATCTAGTTAAAGGAAGTACTATTGAGCCTGATTATTTTTCTAATTTAAACGATTACATACCAAATTCTGCTAATTATTTATTTTATTCAGCAGCGCCAATAACGGTTAAGATTGATGGTATATTAAAATTCTTTAAAAAGTTTGCGACAAGTCCTGCAACTTTCCATATTGATTTATTTTTTTATACTTCATTTGGTAGAAGGATTGATATTGTTGTTAATACGCTTGTTTCCTCATTTTCTCCTTATTTTATACAAATAGGTGGAACGCCAATTGACCCATCTTATAGTCATGGTACGCATAACTTAATTTATGTAAATGAAATAAGTATTGATTTAGCAGCAGAAGAAAGATTATTCCTGATTGCTAAAAGATACGAAGGCGGTGATGCTGATTTTACAATGACAATTGTAGGGCCAGGCCAACCTGCTTTAATGGATCCAACCCAAACAATTGGAACTAAATTAAATTTTGAAGTAGCTACTAAAAAATTAGCAACTACTGCAATAGGATTTTCCCCATTAACTGTATGGAAATATTTGATTGATAAAATTACAGAGGGTAACTTTACAGGGGATAGCAGTTATTTCGCTACCCACAAAAACATTAAACTATTTGGTGGTGAGTCACTTAGAAACTTACCAACTGCCACACTAAAGACAAGTTTGGAGGATTTTTTTGCTTTCTATGATTGTCTAAAACCAATGGGCCTAAAAATTGTTGATAATATAGTTTACATAGAGCCATTAGTTGATTTATATGGAGGTGCGGATGAAATATTAGACTTTGGGCCAATCAGTAAATTAGAAGTTAGCTATGCGTTTAATGCACTTGCTAATACCGCTAAATTTGGCCATTCTCCAGTTAATACTGAACAAATTGCAGGTATATCCGAATTTAACGGTATTAATACTTTTTTACTTCCAGTTAATTCCTTGAAAAAGGAAATGAATAAAGCTTCAAAATATATTGCGTCAGTTTATGATATTGAGACCACAAGGCAAAATGCAGAGGCTTCTCTTGCTAATGATAAAAATAATACTGATAATAATGTTTTTGTAGCTAATGTGAGTGAGAACACAGATGCAGTTGGCAATAAACTGCTTTACAGAAAAACTTATAGCGATATATCAGGAGTAGTTAATCCTTTGGATATCTACAATATCGAAGAACTTACTCCTGCTAGAATGCTAAGGGCGCATGGGCCTATTTTAATGCCTATTTTAGAACAGCAGGGCAATAATGCGATAAAATATATCAGCAGTACTAAAAACGGCCATTTAGTGACCTTAGATACTGAATTAATAGATGAATGGGCAGATGTACCTTATTCAGCTTTGGGAAATCCTTTATTTCATGCCTATGATGTAACTTTTACAGCACCTGCGCCTGATACTTTTGCTAATCAGTTAGCTAAAATCAATAAAGGTATTTGTAAGGCTACATTTATGGATCATGAGATTTTCCTATTACCAATAGGATCAATGACTTCTAAGCCTGCCTCAGAGGAAGCGCAACAAATGACAATGCGTTTATCGACCTTAACGCCATTATCTGTTTTAAATGCTTTATCTTTGAGGGGTACATTTTCAATTGACGCTATGGGAAATTCAATTTATATATCAGATTTAAACCCGTTCCATTTCAGTAAAGTCGTTAATGGCTTACCTGCAAATGTGAACTATAAGGGCATTTATGATGCGCCTTTTGAAGATAGACAAAATAAAAATGAATATCCAAGAGCCTATTTACAAAAATGGGCTAGGACTGAAATAGCTTGTTTACAAGTAGTTACAAATGGCTTTGGCTTATTGAAAGTTTATTTAGTAAACGAATGGGGCGAAATCGTTAATAATCATGATTTTGAATTGGTTGTAAACCCTGGCGTTTTACTTCCTTATGTTTTACAAGAGACTCAAATAGATTTTGCAGCAATTCCTGATGGCAAATACAGATTTGTTATTATGGACGATGCTAATAAATTATTTCGTTCAGAATGGTTTGCGTTAGCTGAAGAGTGGGCAGATACTTTCTTATTTGAATATAGCGATACAAAAAATAAAGCCAATACGTATTTCAGTGATACTTTCACTCCAAAAATTCGTGTTGAGGCTAACTTTTTACCATTAGAGCCACAATCAGATAGCGCTGAATATGTGGATGATGTACATGATGCTGAAATGTTAAATGGTACTACATGGGATCAATTGACATTAGTTTTAGGTGGAAAAAGCATTATTCCATATCAAAGTCAAGGCATTCCTGATTGGATGGCTAGAAAAATGAATAAGATTTTGCTTTTGAATAGATGCTATATTGAAAGTGTGCATTATGCTAAAGCTAAACAAGATAATATCGAACCAATCATAAATAAGTATATGCCATTAAACGTTTATACTATTGATATGGTGCCTGCAACAGCAAGTACAGGTTTAGTATATGAAGGAACGCCTGCGCCACTTCAAACAAGTTTTGTTGCAACAGTTGACGCAAGTAGTTTTGGTATTGCAGGGGATGAAATTATTGACATTGAAGTAATAAACGATTAATATGGGAACGATAACACCTAGAATATACACAGGCGCATTTCCTACAATAAGCAACCCTATAAAGTATGCTTTATTTGCTGCGTCTGATCCTTTGGCTGAAATAGAAAGCCAAACTTTTGCTGCTCCACATCCAGTGAGAGCAGTTAGTTTTCCTGGCCTTGAAAGGATTAATTATATTTTACGTATTTATGAAATGTCAGGAGGTTTGCCAGTAAGAACTTTGGTAGACGATTTTAATTTCAATCCTGATAATCAAGATTTAAAATATAGGGTACCTGAAATATTAGTTTGTGGATTTACTCCAGGATTTGATGCAGGTGCAAATAGTTTTGTATTTGATGGTACAGGTGGAAAACCTGATTGGCGTAATTGGACTCCAATTATGCAACCTCCAGGCTTTTCTCCATGGTTGGAAGGGTTCAACTATACTTGGGATATGGCTACTGGAACGCTTACAATGATTGACGGCCAAACTTTTGAATCAGAATTTAGAGTTTTAGCTGAATTTCAAACCGTAATTAATCCAGGTGCAAATGGTGGGGTGCCAACAGGTAGAATGTTTGGAGAAGTTTTAGAAGTAACTACTGATATTACTTTAACAGCAGACGATTTTGGTAAAAAAATCCTTATCAATCCTGCAAGTACTTATTTAAAAATTACTATGCCTGTAATTACAGGAGTAGTTCAAAATAAAACAATATTTTTTGAAACAGGGGTTGACACTGGAACGCCATTTTGCGTTGAAATAGAAGCTCAAACAGGCACTCAATGGGCATTTGGTAAGTCAGGTCGCACTTCTATGTTTATGATAGCTAATGAGACTTTTACAGCTTATAGACATAGCACTGCATGGCACGTTCAGGATGCAATAGGTAATTACAAAAATGTTGGAGAACAAACAGCTAGTGATGACGATGAAATGTTAGGTGCAATCCTAATGGCAGGACAGACTTTAAATGCTACTCAGTATAAAAGACTTTACAATGAATTTGTAATGAATTTGCCTCCAACGCAAGTGGTGGCTTATGCTTCATGGGCTACTAATAAGACTAAATGGTCTTATGTAGATAGCTATGGTAATTTCAAATGCCCTGATAGATCAAATATGCATGAAAGAAATGCTAATGCGACTAATGTACCTGGAAAGTATTTAGCGCCTATGGTTGGGCCACATCAACACTTGATATTTGGTGATAACATGGCAGGAAATCCTGATGTTAGTCCAACAAGTGGCGCATCAAGAGGTTATGGAGATGGAGGAAATTTAGGTTATAGAATATCAAAGTCTACTGGAAACGCTTTGTATGGTCTTACTGGTAACGGAAGTGGTACAGAAAACTTTGTATCTTCTTATTTTATTAATAGATTTGTAAAAATTTAAGCATGAAGAAAATATTTTTGATAGTAGCATTTTTATTTAGTGCTTTTGTTTCTTTTTCTCAGGTTATCCCAAAACCCAATCCTACTGCGGTTGGTATTGGTTATAAAAGACTTTTAGCAGATAGTACGATATTTATCCCAACTGGAGGTGCAATCCCTAGATTGGGCGCTAATAACATTAATAGACGAAGCGCTATTTATGCAGATACTATTAATAAAAAGCTATATGTGTTCTATCCTAACGATAGTACATGGAAAGAATCAGGAACAGATACAGCTTCATTAAGTGCTAGAATAGATGCTAGAGTAAAGTATGCAGATACTTCTTCTATGCTTGCTCCTTATTTGCGTACTGCTAATTCGCATGGAGTACCATCAGGAGGTACAAGTGGACAATTATTGTCTAAAAACAGCGATAGCGACTACGATTTAGTTTGGATAGATAATTATGCCGATTGGACTAGCTTAATAAAACAGCAATATAAAGCTACTGAATCTATCACGAAAGGGCAAGCTGTATATATTAGTGGTGCGGATGGTACTAATGCTTTAATAAGCAAAGCATCAAACGCTTCTGAAATAACTTCCTCTAAAACAATAGGACTATTAGCTCAAACTTTAAGCACTAATGGCAAAGGTTTTGTTGTAACTGAAGGACTTTTAGGGGGGCTTAATACTGCTACCGCAATTGCAGGTGATCCTGTTTGGCTTGGGGTTAATGGGGATTTAATATTCGGGTATCTTAATAAACCTCATGCTCCTGCTCATTTAGTGTATTTAGGTGTTGTAACTAGGGCAAATGGAAGTAATGGTGAAATATTGATAAAACCTCAAAATGGTTTTGAGGTAAAAGAATTACACGATGTTTCAGCTCAATCCCCGTCAAATAATGATGGTCTATTTTATAATAATAGTAATTCACTTTGGGAAACAAAATCTATCGCAACTGCTTTAGGTTATACTCCTGCAAATGCTGCTAATTTCGTGCCTTATACTGGCGCAACTAGTGGAGTTAATTTAGGTTTACAAAATTTAACTGCAAATAAGATCATTGTAAATGGTAACGGCACTAATATGGGGGCTAATTTAGCTTTTAAACAATACCCATCAACTGTATTAGGCGAAACAAGCAAAACAACAATAGGAGCAATAGATACTACTAAAATTGCATTTTCTTTATACCAAGGATTGGATGTATTTAGTATTCCAAGATATAAACAATTTGCTTTTAGCACTGATTCAATCCCAGTTGCTCCAGGATCACCTAGCATTGCTTCTAATACTTATTATTTACCTAATACAAGTGGTAAGTTAGCATTAACAAGTGATGTAGCTACTGGTTATGTACCTTACACTGGTGCGACTACTGATGTGGATTTAGGAAACCATAATCTTAGTACAAATTATGTTTTAACTGCAAAAAATCAAGTAAGTGCAGGATCTGTATATATAGATGGCAGACCTACTTATAATGAAGGTGATATGTTAGCGTTTGCTCAATATCCTTCTACAATGGGCGGAACTTATAAAAAAACAGCATTTTCAGTAAGTGGCAATAATATTTTACATATTACACATTGGCATGATTCAACATCAGGAGGATTTTTAAGATATAAACAAGTTGCATTAAAAACAGATAGCTTAGTTGTTGGAACTCCTCGTAATTATTTTTGGCCCAATGCAGATGGAGTTTTAGCTTTAAAAGGTGATATACCTTCACTTACTAATTACGTAACATTAAACGGAACTCAAACTATAACTGGAGAAAAAACTTTTACAGTTCCTAATAATTTTGATAACGTAATAAGATTTAAACAAAATTTAGGAAGTTACGCTACTGGTTCAGGATATACTACAATGTTTTCAAATTCTCAACCTACGTATTATAGTTTAGGATTTTATGACGGAGGTGCTGCTTTAACCCAACTATATTTTGATAAAACTACGCAAAGTTATACTTTTCCTGCTGCAAGTGGTACAATAGCGTTAACAAGCAATATTACTACTGCATTAACTAATTATGTACCTTATTCAGGCGCAACACAAAACGTTGATTTAGGAGCTAATAATCTTGTATCAAGGCATTTAATTGTTAATGGGTTAAGTGGCTCTTATGGAGGTTCACTTTTATTAAAACAAAATGCAAATGCTGGGTTATCTAATAACTATACATCTATTTCTTCAAGTGGTTTAAATTTTGTTGCAACTGCCGTTAATGGGGCAGGCGTTTTATACGAAGCTACTTTTAATTTAGCTTCAATTACTACAAATAGGAGTTACACATTGCCTAATGCATCGGGTACAATTGCCCTTACAAGCGATATTCCTTCACTTTCTAACTATGTAACCTTAGACGGTACACAAACAATAAGCGGTTTAAAAACCTTCTCTAATAGCATAACGAATTTTAATAATCCTGCTGTTAATGGTGTGAATACTTTAAACTTTAAAAGTGCTGCCGTTACTGATGCTGTAATAAGCATTGATACCGTTTTCACTCAGTTTCAAAGTTTTGGATCTTATGGGTATTTATTTAAAATGAAGGATGGCACAAATGGTCTTGCTATCAGGAATGATGGCTCAGGATTTCAATTGAACTTACCATTCTCAGGATCAAGTGGTGTTTTTTCAAGTACACTTACATCGTTAAGCAGCATAAAAGGTACCAACTTCATTTTAAGCGGAGGTACAGGAAACACGGGGCTTTACTATGGTCATACAGATAGAGTTGTTTTAGCTAACTATACGGCAGGAGGAATAGACTTTGAAACTAATGGGGGTAATATAAATATGACTTTATTCCCTAACGGAAATTTAGGGGTAGGTACGAGTTTAACTGATGATGGAGTAAATAAGCTACAAGTTGCAGGTAGTGGAAAGTTTACAGGAGCATTAACGGCAGCATTTGGGACTTTAAATAATAGTGCAAGTGCAAATACAACTGCTTTAACATTAAATGGCTATTCATCTACCGCAAATGCGCATATTGGTCAATTTGCTAATGGGCTTTATTTATCATCAAATTGGTATTATGCAGGGGCGCAATTAAATGATAATACTGTTCTCGGAGCTGCCGCAATAACAATGCAGTCAGATGCAACAGCAGGAGCTTCACTTATACAATTCTCCTTAAAAGATGCAGGAACAGGGGGAGTAAGTCCTAAAATGACTATTAATTCAGCAGGAAGTGTGGGAATCGGAATAGCAAGTCCGAATTACATATTACACGCACAAGCTACAAGTGCAAATGTTGCATATTTTAATAGAACTACAACTGATGGAGATGTGCTGACTTTAGCAGTAGGTGGAACAAACGCTTTTATATTTAATACTACATCGGGAGCAAGGCATATACAAGCACCTGGAGCTGTTGATATGACAATGTGGACTAATGGTAGCGAAAAAATACGAGTTACAAACGGAGGTAATGTAGGTGTTGGGTTACAAAATCCATCAGATTTGATGACAATATCTGCTACAAACCCATATTATGCAGTAAGATATACAAGTGCGGGTACTGTTGGATCGCCTGTTGAAAGCGGAATTAAATTTAAAGATTATGCTGGAGCAAGTGGAGATTTAAGAGGCTCAATAACTTTTCAAGATCAATCTTTTTCAACTTCAGGTACGAATATGTTATTAAAAGTAATGAATAATAGCGCAACCATTATTACTGCAATTAATATTCAAAGAGATGGTAACGTTTATAATTATAACAATAGCACTGCTTGGGCAACTACTTCAGATATAAGAGTAAAAGAAAATATTATTGAAATTCCAAGTGCTTTAAATATAATTTCTCAATTAAAGCCTGTTTCATTTGATTATAAAGATTTCTTTGCAAATGAAAAAAAATGGGATATTAATCAAAAGAATGAAAATATTGGTTTTATAGCACAAGACTTTGAAACGGTATTTCCTAAATATACACATAAAAGTATTCAGATAGTAAACGGGCAGCAAATTGATGATTTTAGAACAATCGATACAACTCCTTTAATACCATATTTAGTAAAAGCTATTCAAGAATTAAAAGCAAAAAATGACAATTTAGAATTACGCATAATTGCTCTTGAAACAAAACAAAATAACGGAAACCATTAATAATATAATTTATGAAAAAACTATTTATTCTCGCTTTAACCCTAATTGGATTTAACGCACAATCGCAAACAGTTGATAGTGCATTTAAATCAATGACAGCTTGTAAAATTCAACCATTTAAAGTTAAATGGAATGATACAGTAAATGTTGACCATTTAGGTGTAAATATAAAGAATGATAATCTTAGTTCATCAGCAACGTTTTATTGGGCCTTAATGGATTCAACAGGATTAATACATATAGATGGATATACTACTATTATCAATAGTGATTATACGAATTGGAATGGTAATAATATTTTTCCTTTTTCATTTATAGGTAAGAAATTAAACTTAGTATTTATCAAACCTGATTAATGCTTGCCTACTTTTTTATATCATTAGCAGCTATCTTTAATGCTATTATGGACACGCTTTGGACAAAGTACGGTATAAGTGTGTTCAAAAACTTAAACCCTAATTGGTGGAACCCTAACGAGAGTTGGAAGTATTATAAAAACTTCTTAGGTATTGTTCGCCTTGATGCGTGGCATATCGCAAAATACGGTATGTTAGGTTGCATTACTTTAGCAGTTATAAATTATAATTGCTTTTTTGTATGGGATATGTTACTTTTGCCCATCGTATGGTCAATATCATTCGAATTATTTTATTCACTAATATTAAAATCAAAATGAAAAAATTAACAACGATCATTGCAGCAGTTTTATTAGCAACAGCATCTTTTGCGCAAGAGAAACCAAAAGACAGTTTAGTATTACAAATCACAATTGACACGACTACATTTAAAAATGTTATCAAGTTAATTGATGAAAATATTGACTCACGTACTTTAACAGGTAAAATGGTTAAAGAAAATATTTTAGGGCCTTTGATGTCAAACTACCAATTGGTGGCCGACAAACCAAAAGCAGCGCCTCAAATAAAGAAAAATTAGTATCTTAGCATCAATGAAATCAATACTAACTATAAGCCTATTATCAATACTGAATGTTAATTTCAACATTTTGCCTTCAGGGGCGCTTATGGTTTGTATTGGTTTCGTGGTGCTTTTAGACCTTGTTACAGGCGTAATTAAGGCAATTATCAAAGGAGACGCTAGAACGTCTTTCGGTTATACTAGAACGCTTAAAAAAGGTACTCAATACTTAGGGGCCATATCTATAAGTACTGTTTTAAAGTATTTATACAGCTTACCCAATAAAGAAAATACACAAGCGTACCTCCCATTTATGAATTATTTTCATAATGGGTTGCTACTTTATATAATTTACATTGAAGTTTATTCTATCTTTGAGAATCTTAATGAGATAGATCGTAAAAGTCCATTTGCAAGGTTTATCATTAGACCAATGCTTTCAATAATGGGTTTTTCTATTAAAAATAATTTTATTTCACAACAAGCTGATAAGCTTGAATCTAAAAATAACAGATTATGACAAAAGATAATAACCATGGCCGTTGTAAGCCAAAACCTAAAAAATAATTTAACTTAAAATCAATAACAATGAAAAAATTAATCAATTACCTTTTTGCTTTTTTAGCATTTGCATTATGCTTAGTGGCAGTTAATGTACAAGCACAAGACTCAACAACTTTACAATTAGTTACTGATGGTGCTAGTTACGCTTCTGAAAAATGGGGATTTGTAGCACAAATCGTGTTTTGGGTAGCTATCATTTCTGAAATGTTAGCAGTAGTTCCAAATAAATATATCCCAGTAAATGGTTTTGTAGATGCAGTTATCAAAATCGCACAAGCGATAGGTAAGGCAGCTAAAAAGTAATATCCGACATAATGAAAAACTTAGTAGCTATATTCATAGCTGCTTTAGCGATTTATGCTTGCTCTCCTGCACGCAAATTGCAAAAAGCAGAACAAATGGTTATTTATAATCCGCAATCATTTGACAAAATAGGTCAAAGATGGGCTGAATTAAATTTCCATGCTAATGATACATTTATAGTTGATAACCCAATTGATAGTCTGACTTTTGCAGACTATTTGGCTTTTTTAGCTAATCCTCCAAGACCTGATCGTTTTAAAGTGGATAGTTTACCACAATATTTGAAAGATGCGTATTATTTAGGCTATTCAGATGCATCCATAAAACTATCTGCTGTTAAGATACCTAAATGTCCTCCAACAAGCCAAAAAGTAGTGGTTGTAGACCGAAAAATACAAAACTTATACAAAGACTCAATCAATAGATTAAACGTCCAAAAAGCGTCTATAAATGGCCAATTAGGACAGCTCAATATTGAGCTTTCTAAACAAGCTAAAAAGTTGAATGGTTGGATTTGGTTATTCGTTGGTGCAACTACCTTATTTGTCCTTACTTTAGTTCTGTCTTTGGCAGGATTTATTAAAAGATTGATACCATGATGTATGATTGGTTAAAGCAGGAAAAGGGGCCAAAGCATTTGGTTGAAGCCGTTAAATTAATTGGCAATAAAGAAGTGCCTGGTTTAAAATCCAATCCTACTATTTTATCATGGGCCAAAGAATTGAATTTGCATGAAATTTTCCGAAATGACGATACTGCATGGTGCGGTTTATTTATAGCAATTACACTTAAACGCGCAGGCAGAGAAGTATTGCATCAATATGGCAATTTAAGGGCTAGAGAATGGGGCAATTATGGCATTAAAGTAGATAAAGCTGAATTAGCTGATATTTTAGTTTTTATCCGTCCTGGTGGTGGCCATGTAGGTTATTATGTAGCTGAAGATGCTGAATGTTACCATGTACTTGGTGGCAATCAATCTAATAGCGTGAATGTGACTAGAATTTTAAAATCAAGATGCACAGCCATTAGGCGTGTAAACTATATTACTAAACCTGAAAACATTAGATCAATTGTACTTAATAGTACAGGCGAAATAAGTTCAAATGAAGCTTAATTATGGCACGAACTAACGGAAATGGCGAAATGGCAAGAGAGTATAGGAAAAAATACCCAACCTATGCTAATTTGAAATTAGCTAGAATCATGTATGCAGAAAATAATATGCAGTTTGCCAATTTAGAAGCTGCCCATAAAGCAGTTAGATATATTGAGGGAAAATTAGGTACTAAACTTAAAAAAGGTTTAGCTGATAAGTCTTTAGTTTTAGAAGAGGCAAGACCTTACAATCCTTACAAATTACCTGATTCCGATGAGACTAGCATGGAGCCGTTTATCATTAAGGGGCATAAAAGAGTATTAGTTTTATCAGATATCCATGTTCCATACCATAATATTGAATCAATTACACTTGCACTTAAACACGCTAAAAAGTCTAAGCCTGACGCTTTACTTTTGAATGGTGACACAATCGATTGTTTCAGATTAAGTCGTTATACAAAAGACCCTAAAAAGCGCAATTTCAAATTAGAATTAGATACATTCAAAGCTTTATTTGAAGTATTTGAAAAAGAATTGAAGTGCAAAATATATTTTAAAATAGGCAATCACGAAGAACGATACGAACATTTTTTACAAGAGAAAGCAAGTGAATTAATAGGCATTGATGAGTTTGAATTTGAAAATATTATAAAAGCTAGAGCCAAAGGCATAAGCATGATTGGTGGTAAAATACCAATGAGAATAAATAGTCTTTGGGGCATTCATGGTCATGAATACGTTGGTGGCATATCTGCTCCAGTGAATCCTGCTCGTGGCTTGTTTAATCGTGCTAAGGTAAGTTCATTTCAAGGCCATAATCACCAAACTTCCTCTCACGTTGAGTCAACGCTTTCAGGAGAATCAATTACCACTTATTCAGTAGGCTGTTTATCAGAATTGCATCCTCAATATATGCCTTTCAATAAATGGAATCATGGATTTGCTGAAATTGATTTAGACGATAATGGGGAAGATTTTGAATTTAGAAATTATAGAATTAAGAACGGTAAAGTAATGTTATAATGCGCTTTAGAAAAGTATTTAGCTTCGGAAAAATATTAGACCTTGCAACCTATGAAAGATTGCAGGTGCTAGATACTACGTGTCCGTTTTTTAAAGGATGCACCAATGAGTTTAAGCAAAATAGGGATTGGTGGGTGATGCTAGATACCAAAGGGCAAATCATAGCTTATTGTGGAACTGGATATAGCGCTGATTTTTCCTTATTCGTAAGGGCGTGGGTGGATAAAAGATACAGAGGCCAAGGATTGCAAAAACGCATGATTGCGCTTCGTTTAAAGGCTGCTAAAACGCGTTATTGTAATACGGCTATAACTTATATTACTCCTGATAATCCTGCCAGTGGTAACAGCCTAATAGCTTGTGGCTTTAGACTTTATACTCCTGAATGGGCCTATGCAGGAAAAGAAATGATTTATTTTAGGATGGATTTATAAAAACTTATATCTTTGGGCCACATACTGCATTCATACGGTGGTTTTAAGCAATCGAACGGCCTCTATTTTTATAGAGGCTTTTTTAATTGCTAAAAATTATATACATTTGCACTGAAACAATAAAATTATGGCAACACAATACGTTACTCAGAAAGAACTATCTGCAAAATTAGGCATATCCCAACAAGTACTTAATTACCATATCAAAAAAGGCGTGGTTAAGACCAAAGAACAATTTGGAAAAGTACTCGTAGATGTTAATACTAAGTTAAAACTTAGAAAAAATATTTTTAATAATTAAAATAAATTTGTTTTAATCATTAAAAATCATTTACCTTTATGTCCTAACCAAAAATCTAACAAAAATGGCAACCGAAGTAACCGCAGCTTTACTGCACAAAGAAGGTAAATTATTAAAGCATAATGAAGAACAAAACGCTTTTCTTTATGCTTACAGAAGTATCAATTTTGTAATCTTACCTGATAATAGTGTTATCAGCCAGGAAGAAGATAATATGTTTGGTGCTGATGAAGCTATTTTTCCAACTAACAACAATTAATCATGGCAAAAACAACAAAGCAAAAGCAGAGTATTAAAGACGCAGCAAAAGAAACGTATTTGAAATCACACACAAAAGAGCAAATGTATAAAGCGTATGATGATTTACACGCTAAATACTATAAAACTAATGATCAATTAGAGGAAAGAAGTGCGGACTTGCATCATACTAAAGAACTTAAAGTAAAATATGCTGCTAAATGCAATCAATTAACACTTGAAAATGTTTCATTAACGATGGCTTTAAATGAGCAAAAGCAGATTAATAAAACATATCAATGGGCTATTGGTATTATCATAGCTATCAGCACAATATTTTTATATTTTAAATAGTAATCATGTCAAATTATCGTTGGTACTTTCAAGGTTATTGGATATTCCAGGTAGGCGATGAATTTATCACTGATTATGATAATGAAACATTTAATTCATATTTATCAGCAAAAACCTATTTAGATCATAAATTAAACCCATCCGAATGAAAACAGATCAAATTATTTCAGCAATTTCAGGTTCAATATTTTTAGCATTGTTATGCTTACCATTCTACTTTTTAAGCTTTTGGTGGGCTGTTTTAGTAGCCTATACAATATTTGCAATGCTTATAGCGTTATTCGTTTATGGAGCCGCAAAAGCTAGTAAAGAGTATGACGAAATGGTAGAAAGACAAATGAATGATAAAGTTTTTTAAAATAAATTTGTTTTAATCATTAAAAAAGTATTACCTTCACATTTCAACAAAAACATTACGTTATGACTGAGTCAGAAAAAGCAAAATTAGATTTATTAAGAAATCAAAAATTAGCTGAAAGCAAAGAAGTACATCGAATAATTGCTGTGGTTCATTTAAATGAATTAGCCAGTAAAAATTCAATAATCCATGAGTGGTTATTAGACTTTCACAAAGAAGTTTTAGAGTTTGCAAACAACTGTGGTATTCAACCTTCAAAAATTAATCCAAATGATATACTTAATACTCTCCATAATAGGGCTAATGATATTAACAGGAATGGTGGTAACGGCATCATGGCTGATTTATAACAATTGGGATTGGTTTAAAAATGGTGGCAAGATCAAGGGCTAATAGATATACACAAACAACCCCCCTCTACGTTTCTACGTTGGAGGGCCTTTTAAAATTCACTAACAAAAATACATAACATGGAATTAAAAATCACGATTGACGCGACACAAGATGTGTTAGACGCTATCACGCAATTAACAAACGCAATTAAAGGTTTAAACTTTAATGCGCCTATTGAAACAGTTACCGAAACAGTTGTCACAAAAAAACCTAAAAAAGTGACAGAAGTTAAGGAAAATGTGCAAGATATTGCAGAGGAAGTAACGCCAGTTCCAAAACCTATTGAAGAAACGACTGAAACATTTTTAACTATCGAGGAAATTCGCGCAAAAGTGCAAGAAGTTGCACAAAATGGTAAAAGAGACGAAGTTAAAAATCTATTAGGTACGTTTGGAGTAACTAGAGTTTCTGATTTAGCTTCTGATAGCTTTACAGAATTTTACGAAAAATTAAACGCCCTTTAATATGGCACACGCAATCCTTTCCCCATCAGGAGCATCCAGGTGGTTAGCTTGTACTCCTTCTGCACGTTTTGAACAGCAATTTGAAGATAGCAGTTCAATCTATGCGCAGGAGGGTACGCTAGCCCATAGCTTAGGAGAATTACTGATTAAAAATAAATTAGGCCATTTCAAAAAAGCTGAATTCAAAAAACAACTAGCTAAAATTGCTGAACATGAAATGTACAGCGAATCTATGCACGAATATTGTGATGACTACGCTACGTTTGTAATGGAAAAGTATGCAGAAGCACAAGCAAAAACTAAGGATGCACAAATATTTTTAGAGGTAAAGCTGGATATGACTAAATATGTTCCTGAAGGTTTTGGTACTTCTGATGTAGTCATAGTTGCCGATCATACTGCTTTTAAGATTGATTTTAAATATGGTAAAGGCGTACCTGTGTCAGCAGTACAAAATAAGCAATTAATGCTATATGCATTAGGTGTACTCGATAAGTTTGAATTTTTATATGCTATTGATAACATAGAATTGACTATTTATCAGCCTAGAATTGGAAATATCGAGTCATGGGCCATAAGCGTTGCAGACCTTGAAAATTGGGCTGAAAATGACCTTAAACCAAAAGCACAATTAGCATTTGATGGCAAAGGTGAATACGTTGCAGGATCACATTGTGGATTTTGTAAAGGCAAAGCCACTTGTAAAGTTTTGGCCGAGTATAATTTAGAATTAGCAAAGCACGAATTTAAAGATGCTAATAAATTATCAGATGAAGCCGTTTCAGACATTATGAATCGCACTAAAATGTTTGTTAATTGGATTGAAGCTGTAAATGATTATGCTTTAGATCAAGCAATTAATCATGGTAAACAATGGCCAGGGTATAAAGTAGTAGAAGGCCGAAGCAATAGAAAATATACAAATGAGGAAGCTGTAATAAATGCTTTAAAACAAATTACTGTTTTAGATGAAAGCGATTATCTTACTGCTCCAAAATTACTATCTATTACTAATTTAGAAAAAGCATTACCAAAAGGTATTTTTGAGCAAGATGTAGAAAAATTTATTATCAAACCACAAGGCAAACCTACTCTTGCTCTTGAATCTGATAAAAGACCTGCATTCTCTAGCGCTGATTCAGCTAAAAAAGATTTTGAATAAATGACAGCTTGGAAAGACAAGCAATTTTTAACCTCAAAACGACAAATATGTCAACGAAAAACGAAAGCCCAGTAGCGGCAACAAAAGTGGTAACAGGTAAAGTAAGATTTTCTTATTTACACGTATGGGAACCCACTTCTATCGATGAATCTTCTGATAAGAAGTATTCCGTTAGTTTAATTATCCCAAAGTCAGACAAAGCAACAATTGCTAAAATCAACAAAGCGATTGAAAATGCAACTGAGTTAGGCAAAGGCAAATGGGGAGGTAAAATCCCTGCAAAGTTAAAGACTCCACTTCGCGATGGTGATGTGGATCGTCCTGATGATGCTGCTTATGCTAACGCTTGGTTCATCAATGCTAGTTGTAAGTCTAAACCAGGTGTGGTAGACGCTAATCTTAATGCAATCTTACAGCAAGATGAAGTGTACAGTGGTTGTTATGGCCGCGCTAGTATTAACTTCTATGCTTATGATGCAAAAGGAAACAAAGGTATTGCAGCAGGTTTGAACAATTTGCAAAAGTTAGAAGATGGTGACGCTTTAGGTGGCCGTTCTTCTGCCGAATCTGATTTCGGTGATGACAGTTTTTTAGATTAGTTAGTAAGGGTAAGGGGTTTCGGCCCCTTACTTCTTTTTAGAAACTTATTTCCAATTTTAGCTATTTGTCCAGTTTTTTATACCAAAAACTTGACATTTTAGAAATATAATTCCAATTTGTGTATGAGAACCCTTAATATAGATATCGAAACGCATAGTAGTTCGGATTTGCTTAAATGTGGACTTTATAAATATGTTGAATCCCCTGATTTTAGCATTTTACTTTTTGCTTATAGCATTGATGAAGGCCCAGTGAAATGCATAGATGCCGCAAGAGGTGAAGAGTTACCTAATGAAGTTGTTAAAGCTTTAACCGATCCTAATATAATCAAAAAAGCATGGAACGCAAACTTTGAACGTATTTGTATTCAAAAAGCCTTTAATATGGAACTTCCAGTTGACCAATGGGAGTGTACAATGGTAAAAGCATCTATGTTAGGGCTTCCATTAAGTCTTGATGCTGCATCAAAAGCATTGAAATTAAACCAAGAAAAAGACAGTGCAGGTAAAGCGCTTATAAGATATTTCAGTTTGCCATGTAAGCCTACCAAATCAAATGGTATGCGCACACGTAATTATCCTAGTGATGATTTTGTTAAATGGCAGCAGTTTATTGATTATTGTATTCAAGACGTTAAAGTTGAAATGGGTATCGGTCAAAAATTAGAGTTCTTTAATATTCCTGATAGTGAAATGCAACTTTGGTATTTAGATCAAAAGATTAATGATACTGGCGTTATGATTGACGAGTCTTTTGTCATGAATGCCATTAAACATGATATCGAATATAAAAATAGATTGATTGCTGAAGCTATGGAAATCACAGGACTTGACAATCCTAATAGCGTTAGTCAATTAAAAGGATGGTTGGAGGCTGAGGTTGAAGGGCCGATTGAAAAATTAAGTAAGGAAATCATACCTGAGTTAATGAAGGCCACTGAATCTGATATTGTTAAAAGAGTGTTAAATATTAGACAGGAAATGGCTAAGACTTCTGTTAAGAAGTATGAAGCAATGCGCTTGGCTATTTGTAAAGATAAAAGGGTAAGAGGTTTATTGCAATTCAATGGGGCTAATCGTACTGGCCGTTGGGCAGGTCGTTTGGTGCAAGTACAGAATTTACCTAGAAACTATTTAAAAGATATTGAACTTGCAAAAATGCTCGTAAAGCGTGACGATCTTGAAATGCTTGAAATGCTATTTGGAAATGTGCCTGATACGCTTTCACAATTAATACGTACAAGCTTTATTGCTCCTGATGGCCATAAATTTATTGTTGCTGACTTCTCTGCTATTGAGGCTAGAGTTATTGCATGGTTGGCTGATGAGGCATGGAGACTTGAAGTATTCCAAACCCATGGCAAAATTTATGAAGCGTCAGCAGCTCAAATGTTTAAAATTTCAATTGACCAGGTGGATAAAGAGTTGAGACAGAAGGGTAAGGTCGCAGAATTAGCATTAGGCTATCAGGGAGGCCCAAATGCGCTTGTTAAAATGGGGGCGCTTAAAATGGGCTTAAATGAATCCGAATTGCCTGAAATCGTCTCTAAATGGCGAGAAGCTAACCAAAAGATTGTTAATTATTGGTACACGATTGAAAATGCTGCTTTGTTTGCAGTTGAAAACAATACCTCCAAAAAAACCCCACATGGAGTGACTTTTAGAAAAGAAAAAAATATTCTTTTTGTAGATTTACCTTCAGGCCGTTCACTTAGTTATATTAGACCTAATTTGATTGATAGTAAGTTTGGTGGCCATGCGCTAGTTTACGAAGGAATGAATCAAACTACTAAGCAATGGGGCCGACAAGACACTTATGGAGGTAAATTAGTGGAGAATATCGTTCAAGCCATTGCACGTGATTGCTTAGCTGATACTATGCTTAAAATTGATAAAGCAGGCTATAAAATAGTATTGCACGTTCATGATGAAGTAGTAATTGAAGCTGCAAATGGTTATGGGCATTTAGACGATGTTTTAGATATTATGCGACAACCAATTGAGTGGGCCAAGGGTTTACCATTAGATGGCGCAGGCTTTGAAACAACTTATTATAAGAAAGATTAAAATTAAATTTGTTTTAATCATTAAAAATCATTTATCTTTGAATCCTAACAAAATATAATAATGGGAAAGAAAAAACGCAACAAAATAATTAGAGAAATTGCAGAACAATTACCTAAGTTTCAAACAACTGCATTTCGTAAAGAATTGGTTAATGGTTCAGATATATTAGCTCCAGGTCAATTAAAAGGAATGGTTAACGGCATTGAAATATTAGCAGGTCGTACTTATGTCAATGATCAAATAGTTAAACAAGATGTTAACCATTATAACCGTATGAAAAATATGGCCAATAAAGAAGGTATGGTAGGTATTAAAAAATACATTTTAGCAGTTAAGACAATGCAAGCAAAACAAGATAAAAAATAATCTATGAAAAAACATTTACACAAATTACCATTTTGGTTAAAATTATGGTGGGCTAAACAATTTATTTATATGTTTAAAGGTTTTGGCCCAACTTTTCCTGATGATTTAGTATTATATAATGAATTAAGTTTATGGATTGAAACAAAAGGTAAGCCGACAACAAGTTCAGAAGGTTGGAAACAAAGAAAAAATGTACAATAATGGTGTACTTACCGCCTGATAAAAGGGCATTACAAATATTAAACCAAATTTTACTAATACTTCCTACAACACTTGAAAATAAAGAGATTTATGCTAAAAAATTGATGACAAGACAAATTGATAACACAATTGAAGTTTTACAATTTACAGCAGCTTCTACAAAAGATAGAGTTTATTGGGAGACAGTTAGAATACAATCATTAAAATTATAATTATGAAAAATAAAATATTTCAAGCAAACGCGTTTTATAGAGATTCAGAAAGTGGCATTTTATTATTTTGTATTGAAACTTCAAAAGAAGATTCAGATACATTTAATGGATTGTTTATATCCCAAACAAATGGCCGCATTTGGTATAATAAAATGCCAAATACCCCAAAAGCTAGATTTGAAAAAGCAGGAAGTATATCGTCTCATATAGTATTAGGTGCTTTAGATTATATAGTTGATAAAAATAAAATTGAAGCTACTTTTCCTGATGAATATTTAGGGTATCATACAAGCATTAAAAATACGCATCCGACTGATAACGATACAAAATTACAAATACCTGGGCCGCAAGGTCAAGTTGCTGAAACAAAAAGACGTGATATATGGGCTAGAGCCGCGATAGCTGTTGCAGGCTCATCTAATTGTAGCAACATAGATACTCCGATGAAATGGGCAGATAGGATATTAGCAGCATTTGACGAAAAATTTAATAATCAATAAATTATAATTATGGCACTATTATCCATCAGTGGTTTTTCAGGAGTTGGTAAAGATACCGTTGCAGGTATTATTCAGGAATTACAGCCTGACAAACAATGGCAGATCAAAAAATTTAGTGGTAAGCTTAAAGAAATGGCTTCGCTATTAACTAATATACCAGTTGATAGATTTGAAGATCAAGAATTTAAGCAAAATTCAACTGTTAGAATATATACAGGTTTATGGCATAAGCTAGAAATAGAAGGAACCACTGTTGTAACTGTTAGACAATTTTTGCAGCATTTAGGTACTGAGTGTGTACGTGATTTACTTGGTAAAGATGTTTGGGTTGATGCATTATTAAAAGATTATGATAAGACTAAACATAATTGGATTATAACCGACTGTCGTTTTCCAAATGAATTTGAAGGCATACAAGACAAAGGAGGCTATACTATTAAAGTAACACGTAAAGGCATTAATGCTATTAACGCGCATCCTTCTGAAACTGCTTTAGATGGTTATGATTTTGATGGGTATGTAGACAATTTAGGAGATATGGAGGACTTACGTACTGAAGTAGCTTATATGTTAAAACATTTATTCTAATGCAATATAAAATAAGAGAAATAGTAGAAACCAGTGGAACTTTTACAGTTGTAAAGTACCAACCAGGATTTAAACAGTCTTTTATACATCGTTGGCGTTGGGGTTCGGTCAGAATATCAAAACAAATGGCTGAAGCTACTATTGAACGATGGAAAATAATTTATCAAACAAAAAACAATTAATCATGGACGAAAGAAACAATTACAGTTCAATTCCTGAACAAAAAACAATTTGGGTTTTAGAATCAATTAGTATTGATCGTATTAGTTACGGAGAAGATAAAGGTAAATATAAAGGGCGCATTCGCTTTCAAAATGAAGAAAGTGATATGTTTACTTTTAATATTAATCCAACACTAGCAAACGCCTATTTAGAATTAATTAAAGATACCGTTGTATTATCAGGTAATCAATTAGTTGAAAAATTACAGCAATCACTTAATAAATAGTTATGTATAAATTAATAAATTTTATAGATTCTATATTTGATAAATTAGCTGATATTTTAATATTGATAGGATTTATTGCTATCATATTTAGCATAATATATTTTTCATATAGAATACAAGTAAACATAACAAAGCAAGCATTTATTGAATCAAACGAAAAAAACAATTAATCATGGCAACTTTAGGAGAAACAATTGCAGATTTAGAGGATGAAATCGAAGTATTAAAGGAAAAAATAGACGATTTAGAAGATGAAATCGATGAACTAGAAAATAGAGAACCTGAGTTCGATTTGGAGGAAGTAAGGGATAAAATAGACTCTGATTGTATCATAATTAAGGTAAAATCAATGCATGACCGCGAGAAAATCCTAGATTTTGTAAAAACTTATATTTATCCCCATCACAACGATCAGGAAAGGCTTATTTTTTAATCGTTACTATTTGTTGTATTTTTATCGCCCTTAAACATATTCCTAATGCAGATAACATTGAAGCATGACGGCCTTATTGACATTGCTACTGGCCGAAGTAGAAAAGAGTTAAATTGGAAAAACAAAGAGATAGAGTGGTCAACCTTTGTAAACAAACTGAGTAAAACACACCACACAGCAGAAACATATAAGGAGTATGTATCTAGTGCAAAGACTAGGCAGGATGAAATTAAGGACATTGGTGGCTTTGTTGGTGGTTACTTAAATGGTGGCCGTAGAAAGCCCGATAATGTTGTCCATCGTCAGTTAATTACTTTGGATATTGACTTTGCCCACATGGGAGTTTTCGATGACTTCTGTATGCTTTACGACTGTGCCGCAGTCTTGTATTCAACACATAAACATATTAGTGATAGTCCTAGATTTAGGCTTATTGTGCCACTTAGCCGTCCAATATTTGCAGACGAGTATATCGCTGTGGCTAGGCGCATTGCAGGTGTATTAGGTATTGATTATTTCGATGACACGACTTACCAACCTGAACGCTTAATGTATTGGCCATCAACTGCAAAGGATGGTCAGTATGTGTTCGAATACCAGGATGGCGCTTGGCTTGATGCTGATGCAGTCTTAGCGTCTTATCGTAATTGGCAGGATAGCTCAGAATGGCCGATAAGTAGTAGAGTGGATAAGGCTTTGGTGCGTAATATGCAAAAGCAAGGTGATCCACTTGAAAAAACTGGAATAGTAGGTGCCTTTTGTCGTACTTATGATATCCATGAAGCTATTGAGAAGTATTTGCCTGACTTGTATGAGGCTTGTGATGTAGAGAATAGATACACTTACAAGCATGGTAGTACAGCAGGAGGACTTGTTATTTACGATGATAAATTTGCTTATTCGCACCATGGAACCGATCCAACAAGCGGAAAGCTTTGTAATGCGTTTGATCTAGTGCGTATTCATAAATTTGGTATAAAGGACGAGGACAGCAAAGAGGACACACCTATCAATAAAAAGCCTAGCTATACCGCTATGTGCGACTTAGCTACTAAGGATGTAGAAGTTAGAAAGCAGTTAGGTAAAGAGAAACTAGAAGCTGCAAAAGGTGAATTTGGTGAGCTTATGCGCATGGAGGCTGAAAGCGTAGAAGCTGAGGAAATACATAATACGGATTGGTTAGGTGAAATGGATGTTGACGCAAAGGGTAATTACCTATGCACGATTAATAATATCGTATTAATCCTTAATAATGACCCACTTTTAAAAGGTGCTTTGGCCCTTAATACCTTTGAACAAAGAGAAGTAGCACTGAAAAACCTTCCATGGCGTAAAGTAACCAATGCTGATAAGAACTTAACCGATACGGACGATGCAGCTATTAGGCATTATATCGAAAGTACATACAATATCAGTGGCCCCAACAAGGTGCAGGACGCAGTGAAGATAGCTATGCTTCGTAATAGTTTTCACCCAGTGCGTGATTACTTAGATGCGTTAGAGTGGGATGGCGAGGAGAGACTAGAGACTTTGCTTATTGACTACCTAGGCGCTGAGGATAACGACTACGTGAAAGCAGTTACTCGAAAATCCTTTATGGCGGCAGTTGCTCGTATTTTCCGTCCTGGAGTGAAGTTTGATAACGTACTTGTTTTGGTAGGCCAGGAAGGAGTTGGTAAAAGTGAAATATTATTTAGATTGGGTGGTGATTGGTTTAATGATAGTTTGACCACAGTGCATGGCAAAGAAGCCTACGAACAATTACAAGGCGCTTGGTTAATAGAAATGGCCGAACTTGCAGGACTTAAAAAAGCTGAAGTAGAGACCGTTAAACACTTCATATCAAAGCGTGTAGATCGTTACAGAGTAGCTTATGGCCGTAGAACGGAGGACTTTCCGCGTCAATGTGTGTTCTTCGGTACAACCAACAAGATGGACTTCTTAAAAGGTCAGAATGGTGATCGTAGATTTTGGCCTGTGGTTGTAAGGGTAAACGAGCCAGTTTTAGATTTGTTTAAATACTTAAATAAGGACGAAGTAGGTAAAATATGGGCAGAGGCTAAATACTATTATGAAACTGGCGAGAAATTGACCTTAGATGCTAATATGGAGATTTTAGCTAAGGAGGCGCAAGCAGATCACATTGAGTTCGATGATAGAAGTGGAGTAATTAGAGAATATCTTGAAAAGCCAATTACTGAAAATTGGGATGAAATGGATGTTTTTGAAAGACGCGCTTTTTTAAATGGTGAGGAAGATTTACTAGGTCATAAAGAGGTAAAAAGAACACGTGTTTGCGTATCTGAAATATGGCAGGAAGTTTTCGGTGGATCGATAAAAGATATGACAAAATTTAACGTTTCTGAGATACATGGAATGATGCAAAATATGAAGGGTTGGGAACGTTATAACGGTAAGCTAAAATTTGGTATTTATGGGGTGCAAAGAGGGTATGTTTTGAAAGGAAAAGATGGTAAAAATTCGTTGCCTTTACCTGATAAAAACATAAAAAACAGCGGCAACCAAAAGGGTAAAAATGCAAATTAGCGGCAACCACGATGGTTTTCGTAGATTGCCGATGGTTGCCGATGGTTGCCGATAAAACTAAGTAACGGCAACCGATGAAAATTAAAACGGTGTTATGTTTTAGCGTTTTAGTTGTCTTGGTTGCCGTAAAATTAATATAGAGTATAAATATATCAATTAGGCAGATATATATAATATATACACCATATATACACTGCCTAATCTGCCTAATCCTATATACTCTATGGAAAATGATGGTTTTTATGGCAATCGGCAACCAAACACCAAAAAATGGATAGCATGGATAGTGAAAAACTTATTGAAAAGAGGCTGAAAAAAGAAGTAGAAAAATTGGGGGGTTTAGCACTTAAATTCCAGTCAAGTTTTTACACAGGTTTCCCTGACAGAATTGTTTTAACGGCTAAAACAAAAGTTTACTTTGTAGAGTTGAAATCTGAGGGTAAAAAACCTACCTTAAAACAGCTATATGTTCACAAGGTTTTAAGGGGCCTAGGATTTGAAGTTTTTGTGATTGACACATTGGAATTATTAGAAAAATTTATAACACGTATAAAATGAAATACACGCCTCACGTTTATCAAGATCATGCAAGTAAGCACGTAGTTGAAAACAAATTTTGTGGCCTTTTACTAGAAATGGGCCTAGGTAAAACAGTTGCAACACTAACAGCCATTAATGAATTGATGTTTGATTTAATGGAAGTTCAGAAAGTTTTAGTCATAGCACCTAAAAAAGTAGCAGAGGACACATGGACTGGAGAAAGTGAAAAATGGGATCATTTAAAGCATTTACGTATATCATTGATACTTGGCAGTGAGGCAAAACGTAAAGAAGCGTTGAGAAAAGATGCTGACATTTATGTGATTAACAGAGAAAATGTAGCTTGGCTTGTTGGCTTATATGGTACAGGATTTCCATTCGATATGCTTGTAATTGATGAATTATCAAGTTTTAAGTCTGCAAAATCTATTAGGTTTAAGGCCCTTAGACAAATTAGACCTAGAATTAATAGAGTTGTGGGCCTTACTGGTACTCCTGCACCCAATGGTTTAATTGACTTATGGCCACAAATGTATTTGTTGGATCAGGGTGAAAGATTAGGAAAAACTATTTCAGGTTATAGGGAAAGGTATTTTAGTCCAGGTAAAAGAAACGGAGCAGTTATTTACGATTATAAAATTAGACCTGAGTCTGAAAACACCATATTTGAAAAAATTTCGGATATCTGTATCAGTATGAAGGCAAAAGATTGGTTGGAACTTCCTGAACGTATCGACCAAAATATAGACGTTAGATTGTCTTTAAAAGAAAAAGAGCAATACGAGACTTTTGAAGCTGAACAAATCCTTTCTATGGGTAATATTGAAGATATAACAGCCATCAATGCAGCAGCATTGACAAATAAGCTACTTCAGTACGCAAATGGGGCCGTTTATCATAGTGATGGTACACGAAACTATGCAGAAGTACATAATTGCAAAATTGAGGCTTTATATGAAGATGTAGAGGCAGCCAATGGAAAACCATTTTTAGTATTTTATAGTTACAAGCATGATGCGGAAAGAATCATGAAGCACTTAAAGGAATTTAAACCAAAAATCCTGGAGGGGTCAGCAGACCTTAAAGCATGGAATGAAAGAAAAATCCCATTGCTATTGGCCCATCCTGCCAGTGCAGGCCATGGACTCAATATGCAAGCAGGAGGAAACCTTATAGGTTGGTTCGGCCTCCCATGGTCTTTGGAGTTATACCAACAAGCCGTAGCGCGTTTAGATAGACAAGGGCAAACCACTTCGGTAATTAATCGTAGATATATTACAAAAGGAACCATGGATGAGGACGTTTTAAGAGCATTGGAGAATAAAACAGGAGGCCAAGAGGCTTTAATGCAAGCAGTCAAAGCACGCATTAATAAATATCTAAAAAACCTCGGAGGGGGTTAATCTCCTCCATTGGTTTTATTTTTTCTAGTTTCAATAGTAAAATTAGAATCAACTAGCAACCTTCCAAACATTTTAACACTTTTTAGTTTGCCTGTCTTAATGTAATATTTCAAATGGTTTACCGTTATTCCTAGTTTATCGGCTAGGTCTTTTTGACTTCCCCACCTTGTGGCCTCTGAGGCTTTAATATATGCCATAATTTAATTTTTTGTTAGTTCTTCGATTGCTTTTTCTATTGCCTGAATGATTAACGGCAAATCTTTTTTGGTTGTCTTTATCATGCTTTTAGTCGTTTATAATGATGAAAAAAGGGCCTCCGTTGAATTGTCTTATGTGGCTATCAATACCGCTAGCAAGCAAAAGAACCTGTCTAATTTCAGCCTGTGTACGGTTTGAGTAAGTGTAAGCACTAAGACCGTATTTAGTTTGTCTTGCAAGGGCTTTGCTTCCGTTTCTGAGTTTTTCTGTTAAAATTTCCATGATTTTATTTTTTGTTATTGCCCAAAAAGCCCGATCTAGTCGGGCGCAGTTGGTAGGGGTTTTAAAATATTATTTATTTAAACTATTGACAAATTCTAAAATGGCGTCTTGTACTTTGTGTTGGAATGGGTTAAAATCACCTTTATTTGTGCCAACGTCTAATCTAAAACTAACATTTAAGCCGTTAGACATTACCACGTTTAATTTTGTCTTGTTATATGTACCAGGCGCGTAAAATTCATCAGATACAAAATCTAAATAGATTTGTTTTAAATCGTTTTGTAAAATTTCCAAATCTGTATATGTTTTACCGTCAAATTCTCCGTTTCCTTCGTGCCATTCCATTAAAACGCCATCAATTTGCGCCTTTTCTTCATCTTTTGGGGCTTCTGTTTTTATTGCAATAATAAATGAGCCGCACGCATTATAAACTTTAAAACCTGTATAATTTTTATCTTCGTAAACTTCGAAATAGTCTCTAGATTGACCAACAAACCAAGCGCCAGGAATACCTAAAGTATATTTTAAATTTATATTTTCATCTTTTACAGCTAATTTAAAAGAATCTTCAATAGATTCTACACAGTCAGTATAACCGCTAAAACTAGATTTTACTTTAATGTAAATTTTACTTTCATTTTTTCTAATAAAAGCTTTAATAGTAGCTAATGTAATTTTTTTTGTTGTTAAGTTTGACATGATTTTATTTTTTGTTAGTTTGTAAAATTGTTTTGATTAATACATAGGTAAAAAGGCAAGCGGTACAAAGAGCCGCGTAAATAATAAGTTCTAAAATTGTGATCATGATTTTTTTGTTTTTGTTACCACAAAGATACATTAATTTTGTACTAAGTACAAAATATCTAGCTAATTATTTTTAAAATTTGTGATAAGCGGTTGATATTCAGGATAAGCGGTAAATTTGATTTTTAACAAAGGTTAACCTAGTTTTGTACCATGAGAAAGATTAAACAAGTACCAAAAGATCAACCACTGAACCCCAAACAATTAAAGTTTATTGATGAATATTTGATAGACTTAAACGCCAAACAGGCTGCAATTCGTGCAGGTTATAGCGTGTCAACTGCTGAGGCTCAAGGATGTAGACTGTTAAGTAAAAGTCATGTACTTGCGCGCGTTAACGAAAGACGCGAACAACTTTCGGAACAAACGAAGGTTAACCAAGAATGGGTTTTGAACCGATTAATAGAGATTTCTAATAAATGCGTTCAGGCTGTTCCAGTGATGGAATTTGACCCAATAGCCAAAGAAATGCGACAAAAGAAAGCATTAAACGATAAAGGCGAAGAGGTTGGAGTTTTTATGTTTGACAGCAATGGAGCTAACAAAGCGACTGAGCTAATCGGAAAGCATTTAGGTTTCTTTGAAAAGGACAACCGCCAAATAAACGTTTTCCAAGGTATTCAAATCGAAATTGTAAAGTAGTGAGCATAAAAGCAACCGTAGTTTTTCAACGTAACTGGGAAGCCATCCACGAAGTAAAAGAGGACGGACAAAGAAAATACCGCTATTTGATTAATTCAGGGAGCAGCCGAAGCAGCAAAACGCACTCATTTATTCAAATCCTTTATTTGTATGCCCTAAATAATCCTAATAAAAAATGTTCAGTATTCAGGGAAACCAAAACAAACTGTAAACTGACGGTATTTGAGGACATGGTGAGGGAGTACCCAAAAATGCCTTATTACGATAGAGTAACGCTGAACCTTACCGAAAGCGTTTTCAAATTTCCAAACGGATCAAGTATTCACATCGAAGGTACTGACGATCCAGTAAAAGTGCATGGCTACCAATCCAATGTACTTTGGTTTAATGAAGGCTACGATATAAGCAAAGATACTTTTGATCAATTAGATCAAAGATGTAGCGATTTTGTTTTGGTCGATCTAAACCCACGTGTAAAGCATTGGAGTGAAGATATAGCCAAGGCCCAAAATTCAATATTAATACATTCGACCTTTAATGATAACCCCTTTTGCCCTCCTGAACAGAGAAACAAAATTTTAAGTTATCAACCTTTGAGCCTATGCGCTGCTGTTGTCGATGGCATAATAAGTGAAAAAGAGTTAAGAGAATACGACCTAACCGAAAACAAACTAGGTTTAGACGTTACCGAAATATTGCGCTGCATGGATAATGAACATAAAAACAGCGCAAACGCTTTTAACTGGCAGGTTTACGGATTAGGTCTAAAAGCAGAAAAACCAAACCGCATTTTTAATTTTAGCGAAATAAGCGACCAAGAATATCAAAGCCTAGATGTACCGATTTACACAGGCGTTGACTGGGGAGCCGTTGACCCTTGGGGAATAGTAGACGTAAAATACTACGATGGCGCTTTGTATTTGCATGAGAGAAACTACCAAAGCGAAAACGATATAAGGCAAAAGCTAACAACAACCGAACGCATACAAATCGAAAGCGCTGAGGAAGGGATCGTTAAATGGATGTTTAGTAAATTAGACCTTCCTAAAAATCGATATCTAATTTGTGATAATAACAGAGAAGCCAAAATAATTGCGCTACGTTCGGCAGGTTGGGAATATGCAATAGCAGCCAGGAAGGGCAGAGGTTCAATTTTAGATGGTATTGACAAGATCAATAATATGCGCGTTTACTTTACAAGCAGCAGTACCAATTTAAAGTATGAACAGGAAAACTACTCGCGTAAAATAGACAGATACGGAGTAATACTCGAAGAACCTGAAGATAACAACAACCACACGTTAGACCCTGTTCGATATGTGGTTGATTTCCTAGAAAGTGAAGGAATAATAAAAAAAGTATAACTTTACAAAAATATATTTAATTTTATATCATGGGATTACGCCAAAACCTTAGAAACTTAGTACGCGATTTTTTCATGCGTGTACGTGATAGCGATGGATATTTGCCGTATGATATCAGTGATATCTACGATGCAAAGCCAATGTTTAACGATTACACAACCGACACGCGATTATTTGCGGCTGTAATGCGTAACCCTGCACTTTTAAAGGTAATAGCTTTACAATGTGATCTTTTCAGCTTAGCTAAAATTTACGTTTACGACAAATCAGGCAAAGCAGTCGATAAAGACCCTGCATTAGATAAATTAGCAAATCCGAATAAATTTCAAAGCCAACAACAGTTTCTTTGGGATTATATGTTTTGGAATATGATGGGTACAGATTATATGTATTTCGATTCTAAAATGGTAGACAGTCAAGGCACAAACTTATATTTCCTTGATCCTACTAAAATGACTTTCCCAACTGGCTTAAATGATTACAAGGATAAAATTGTACTATCAAATAAGACGTATGATAACATCCTAAAAGAAATTGTCGAATATAGAACAGAGGACGGCAAAGTATTACGCATACCACTTGCAAACATTTTGACAATTACCGACCTTTCAAATGGTTTGGGTAACTGGTGGAAGGGTAACAGCCGTTTAGCTGCATTGTATAAAGTAATTTCAAATAGTGAGGCTGCATTAGATGCTAAAAATATCAATGTAAGATATGCAGGTAAATTCATGGTAGCAGGTCAAGCAGACCAAAAGAACGTGAACCAATTACCAATGTCTGAAGATGAGAAAACAGATATTGAAAGCAAGATGAACGGACGTAAAAACGTTCACGCGGTTAAATCAATCATTGAAATTAAGCGCTTTGTTGAAAATATGGCCAACCTTGAATTAGGAAAAGCATATTTAGAAGATTACTTCCTTATTGGTTCAATGTACGGAATCCCTCGCGATGTATTAGAGGCGTACAATTCTAGCACATACGAGAACCAAGAGAAGGCAAGAGGTGCGCACGTGTCGTATTGCTTACAGCCAAAAGGTGATCAATTCATGAACGCGTTGACAACTATTTTCGGTTACAACTTAGTTGGTAAAAAGTTGGCTGTTGGTTGGGATCATTTGCCTTTTATGCAAGTTTTCGAGAAGGAGAGAGCAGATGTACAGAATAAAAAAATATTGACGCTTACAAATATGTTAAAAATAAACATACCTTTGGAGGACTGTAACGCATTTTTAGATACAAACTTTAAAACGGCTGAATATGTCGCAACAAATCAAACAACAACAGGATCAAGTCAAAATGGAACAACTCAAACAACTAGCAACTGATAAAAACAATAAGGTTGTTAATAATGAAATGATTAAAAAACATGGAAAACAAAATTCAAATCCCAACATTCGCAAATAAAGCGGACTTATTTAAGTGGTTAGGTGAAAATAAGGCTTTGTTAATGGAGCAAAAGAAAGCTACTTTAAAAGAAGCTGACACTATCCCCTATTTGGCTACGCCTAAGCAATTAGCAAAGGCAGACGCTACTAAGGCGGCTATTGGCACCACTACACTAGATGCGGGAGGAGAAGATGAGCCAATGGATGAGGAGGAGCCTTTAATTAAAGCGTCTTTGGTTATTAACACTACTAACGTAATTGACAGCCATTTGGACGTACATATCAAGGGTATTTGGAAGAAATGTTTGAATGAGAAAAAGAATTTTTACTTATTGCAGGAGCACAGTATGACTTTTGACCATGTTATTACGGATGCGGTTACGGCTTATACTAAGTCTATTGCATGGAGTAAATTAGGCGCACCATACGAAGGAAGCACAGAGGCTTTGATGTTTGATGTTGAAATTGACGAAGATAGAAACGAATATATGTATGAACAATACCAAAAAGGGTTTGTTAAGCAACACTCAGTTGGTATGCGCTATGTAAAAATATTTATGTGCGTTAATAGTTCAGATAAGTATTG